ACAATCTTTATAGAGTATGCCGAAACTATGCAGAGCAGGACAACAGTTACGCGAACAAATCGATGACGCGTTTCCCGATAGAGATAGAGCTAGTGATGGCTGGATCGGTGATACAAAGCATGCGGCGCGTAAGTCCGATCACAACCCTACTGCTGACGGCATTGTACGTGCCCTCGACATTGACGCTGACCTTAGATCCCACAAATCCGAAGCGTTCGACCTTGCTGATCAGTTACGATTACTTGCCAGATCTGATAAGCGAATTAGCTATATTATCTTTGCAGGCAAAATCGCATCCTACCGACGCAATTACAAGTGGCGAAAATACACAGGAATAAACCCACACAAGACACACATACACGTTAGTTTTACTGCTAAGGGCGATAGTGATAGCAGCATGTTCAGAATCCCCTTATTGACAGGAGAGCCCATAAATGGAGCAACTAAAGGCCGTAAGCGCAAGCTGGGCAAGATCATTTCTAGCAGCAGGAATAGCGACCTACCTAGCGGTGGGCTGGGATGCACCTGCGATTGTAAATGCAGCTCTGGTGGCAAGCCTTCCGGTAATACTCAGATGGCTTAACCCTAACGACACAGCTTTCGGACGGCGATGAATCCAACAGAATGGGCTGCATTTGTTCTGGCGTGTCTTAGCATAGCTGGGCTACTTATCGGTGGATTGCGGTACATTATTCGCCATGAAGTACCAGCGATGCTACAAGCCTCTGACATTGTTGCACGTATTGACAAACTCGAGTCGATGGTATTGGAGCTGCTAACTAATGAGCGCAAGAAAACTATCAAAAAGAGAACTCGATAGTAAACGCCGCGCTAAAGCGGCTAGAGCTAAACGAGATAAGCGTGAACCTCTCACACCTTTAGACGTGTGGGCTATTGAGGTGCATGAGGCTTACCTTGCGCTAAAGCGTCAAGGGTTCAATCATGAAGATGCTATGGATTATGTGACTAGCACATTCCATAGACCTGCCATGCCTGATTGGAGCCCGGTCAATCCCGACCACGCTTATGAGGATGAGGAAGAAGAAGATTAAGCGAATCGTTGTAATCAGCGACCTTCAAGTACCCTTTCATGACAAACGAGCCGTCCGAAATATCTCAGCCTTCATCCGCAAATACAAGCCTGATGACGTTCTATGCGTGGGCGATGAACTCGACTTTCAAACAATTAGCCGCTGGTCATCCGGTAGAGATGAGTGGTCTGGAACCATTGGTCGAGATCGTGACACAGCTCAGACCGTCTTATACGAATTGGGCATTACACATATCGTCCGATCCAACCACACCGACAGACTCTACAACTCCCTAAGCAAGCGGCTACCCGGGCTTATCGGGCTGCCTGAATTGCAATATGAGAACTTTATGGGCTTTGATGCTTTAGGCATTAAGTTTCACCGCAAGCCCTACCAATTCCATGACAACTGGGTTATGGTGCATGGAGATGAGCAAGCCACTAAGCCACATGGGGGTTTAACGGCCCTAGAAGCCGCTAAGAGGCATGGTAAGAACGTGGTGTGTGGTCATACCCATAGGCAGGGGTTATCGTCCTTTACAACGGCCTCTGGAGGCGTTTTAACAGGTACTCTGACAGGCTTTGAGGTTGGTCATTTGATGGACGTAAGCCAAGCCTATTACACACGTGGCACAATGAATTGGCAGGCAGGCTTCGGCATCATTTACGCTCCCAATGTGCTAACGCTTTGCATGGCTTGCCATCATATCTATGTGCAATATATTTCAAATGCACATCTATCTGTTTCATTGGACTAAGTGTCCCATACCATGCACTACGCATCTGACCTAAACCATAATGAGATCCATTACGCGCAGTATGTGACCATCTACTCTCATGGTGTATAAGCCAGTTATAGCACTGGAACTGTTCCCAGCTAAGTTTGTTATACGCATATAACTTAATATTCATAACGTGTAGTGGCTTTTGGGAATATGCTTTTTGATTAGCAGCGAAGCTAAACGTCATTAACAGCGTTAAAATGACAATAGCGCGGCCTAATGCTCGACCGCGTAGTGCGCTGCCCCTCAGGCGCGCAAGCGTTCTGAGCATAACATGCTTGTCAAGTGAATTACAAAACCGCAGGTCAGAGGCTTGAATTGTCGACATTTAGTCTTTACCCCATCCTTTGCCCTTGAAATGTGCCGGTGTAGCCACATAGATCTTAAACATCTCGCTCTTGCATTGACCACAAACTAATGCGTAATCGTTTACCTTTTCTAGCGGTATCGTGATTTCGCTCGTTGTGTCGCATTCGCGGCATTCGTAATCAAATCTTGGCATGATTCACACCTTTCTCTGTTGCCGTATATCCACAAGCCACAACCAATGCAGCGGTGGATTTGTGTAGGCTCAGTAGCCACTAGCTTTAAGTAAGTAAACTAAATCAGACAGGGTAAGCACAGCAACGAATTGATCTACTGACTTCTCACCCTGTCCGTTTAGGCGCAGAACACCTACGCCCATCCCTTTAGTCTTGCGATCATGAAGCTGGCGCATAAGTCCAGCAAGGTCTAGTTTAGTGCGAGCTTTTATCTCAATGTCAAGCCCACTAATGCCAGTAATGTCAGAGCCATCACGGCCTGCACCTACTGGTAGCGCATGCTCCCAACCCTGCTCACGCAGGTATTCAGCTACTATGCGCTGAGTTGCGTAGCCTCTGTGTTTTCTACTCTGACTTGCCATTTTCCTTCTCATACTTTTCTTCACAAAGTCCACAGTAAATATCTACCGGGAAGTAGGCCATGCGCTTGCATCCTGCACAGAATCCGCAATTCATCCTGTTATCCGCCCTTCATCTTCCGGTCTAAAACTCCAGCGTCCGCTTGGGTCTAGGACCATCCAGATAGGCGGACAATGCTCAGCCTTGCGCTTGTATGGTAATGGACACATCCAGCCCTTATAGGCTCCCTTAGCCCCTGATCCTTCCCTGACGGTTCGTACACCGTGCGCACATGACGGTACAGGCTCCGCCTTCAATTCAGTCTTTATCAAGTCCACAGCGTTATCAAATGCGCTGACAACATCTGCTGGTGGCTCAATCGTGGTATCCCAAACAATCTCGTTATCAGGGTTATTTTGTTTTAGGAATGCCGCTTGTTCCTCGGTGCGTACACGTATGGGTTTAGGGCTTGCTTGAGCGTCATTAACCTTAGCCATTTCGAGAGAGCTTGGTCGCTTTCCTTTAGCAGACAATCCGAGATTCGCCATGCATCTACCAATGCTAGAGCTCTCACAATTCTCAAGCCAAAAATCACGATCCACGCCACGGTCTTTGCGAGAACCACGCGCATAACCAACAGCGGAAGGAGCAGTATCAAGATAGGTGCGGTAAGCGTATGCCTTGAATACAACAATTCCTTTTTCCTCATCATTACTCACTAACTCGGTGATAATTGCACCGTCTGGATTCTGTTCATAAAACTTGTGGATTCTTGTGTCCACATCTTCATAGTTTTCTAAATTAAACATCTAACTGTTGTTTCCCTTCTTTGTAGTCAAGTTGCTCCTTAAAGCTCCAAATTGTGCCATCGTGCCACGTTTGGGCTTCTTTGGCGCAGGCAAAACAGTAGTGCCTCTCTATGACTTTTCCGTGGACAAATGACGTAATAGTCCACACCGCCTGTTCTTGACCTAGCGGATGATTGGCTCCGAATCTGACTTTATGATAGTCGCACCAGATTCCGCGCTTACTCTGCGTAATCTTTGCCATAATCAGCCCAGTCCGTTCCGATTGCCATTTCCCCGGCAAGCGCAGCATAGGAGACGAGATCCACAAAACTATCCCTTTTTGGAGTTTCCACGATTCTTGAGATTTTGACCAATGCCATGCAGATACACACGTCCAGCGGGTCAATTTCCCTGCCGAAATAGCTAGACCATAACTCAGCGATTCGCTTGATATTGACTGCCGGGTGTCCGTAGTCAAGTCCTCGCTCATCGAGTATGTCTTTAGCCTCATCGAGTATTCCTTTGGCTGAATAATCCTTTTGCCCTGTTCCATCCATGTGCGTAGCCCTTCTTATAGTATTTTTGCTTAAGGTTTTGAATCTGTACGTACACTAATGAGCTGACAATTAGCAGCCCAAAGCACACGTAAACTATTTGATCAGGCGTTAGGTTGTGTTTCATATCGCCCCTTTCGTTAAGCCAAAGGTAGGGCAAAACACAGATAGCCGACAGGTTAGTGTCGGCGTGTTGTATAACGGTTTGATAACGGCCTAGCCGAAACGCTTGCCCTCGACAAGAAAGGAGCCATCGCGCTCTATTGGAATAGCCACAGGTGAAACACGCTTGCGGTCTACATAGATAATGCCGAAGCCTGCCTGCCAATTCATTGTCCCATGTGGGTAATAGGCTTGGCTTACCTCCATC